ACCGGATGGCCGCGATTTTTTTTAAAGTGGGCCCCTTGATGTGATATGTCATCCAATCAAAATGCTCCCCCAAAGCTTAATTGTTTTGTGGTCCCTTATTTAAACTTGCTCACCAAGTAGTGCACTCCGCACTATGTGGGATCCATTAGTAAACGAGTTTCCCGAAACCGTTCACGGCTTTAGGTGTATGTTAGCAGTTAAATATCTGCAGTTAGTAGAGAAGACTTATTCGCCTGACACATTAGGGCACGATTTAATTAGGGATTTAATTTCAGTTATTAGGGCTAGAAATTATGTCGAAGCGTCCAGCAGATATAATCATTTCCACGCCCGCTTCGAAGGTACGCCGCCGTCTCAACTTCGACAGCCCATATGTGAGCCGTGCTGCTGCCCCCATTGTCCGCGTCACCAAAGCAAGAGCATGGGCGAACAGGCCCATGAACAGAAAACCCAGGATGTACAGGATGTACAGAAGTCCTGATGTCCCTAGAGGATGTGAAGGGCCATGTAAGGTCCAGTCTTTTGAGTCTAGACATGACATTCAGCATATAGGTAAAGTTATGTGTGTCAGTGATGTTACGCGTGGAACTGGGCTGACTCATCGAGTGGGTAAAAGGTTTTGTGTTAAATCCGTTTATGTCTTGGGTAAGATCTGGATGGATGAAAATATTAAGACCAAGAATCACACTAACAGTGTTATGTTTTTTTTAGTTAGGGATCGTAGGCCTGTGGATAAACCTCAAGATTTTGGAGAGGTTTTTAACATGTTTGATAATGAGCCCAGTACGGCTACTGTGAAGAATGTTCATCGTGATAGGTATCAAGTGCTTCGCAAATGGCATGCAACTGTTGCGGGTGGACAATATGCGTCGAAGGAACAAGCCTTTGTGAAGAAGTTTGTTAGGGTTAATAATTATGTTGTGTATAACCAGCAAGAAGCTGGCAAGTATGAAAATCATTCTGAGAATGCGTTAATGTTGTATATGGCATGTACTCATGCCTCTAACCCTGTGTATGCTACTTTGAAGATACGGATCTATTTCTATGATTCCGTAACAAATTAATAAATATTAAATTTTATTGAATAAGATTGGTCTACATATACAATGTGTTCTAATACATCCCATAATACATGATCAACTGCACGAATTACATTATTAATACTGATAATTCCTAAATTATTTAAATATTTAAAAACTTGAGTCTTAAAGACCCTTAAGAAACGACCAGTCTGAGGCTGTGAAGTCATCCAGATTCGGTAGACTAGATAACATTTGTGCACTCCCAGAGCTTTCCGCAGGTTGTAGTTGAACTGTATTTGGATGGTGATTATGTCTTCTTTCATGAGAAATGGACGGTTCTGGTGCTCTATTATCTTGAAATAAAGGGGATTTTGAATCTCCCAGATATACACGCCATTCTTTGCTTGAGCTGCAGTGATGAGTTCCCCTGTGCGTGAATCCATGATCGTGACAGGCTAGTGCTATGAAATATGAACATCCACAAGGGAGATCAACACGACGACGTCTGTTCCCCTTCTTGGCTAGCCTGTGCTTCACTTTGATTGGAACCTGAGTAGAGTGGGCTTTCGAGGGTGACGAAGATCGCATTCTTTAAAGCCCAATTTTTAAGAGCTGTATTTTTCTCTTCATCCAAGAATTCTTTATAGCTAGAGTTGGGTCCTGGATTGCAGAGAAAGATAGTGGGAATTCCGCCTTTAATTTGAACTGGCTTCCCGTACTTGGTATTGCTTTGCCAGTCTCTTTGGGCCCCCATGAATTCTTTAAAGTGCTTTAGGTAGTGCGGATCTACGTCATCAATGACGTTATACCAAGCATCATTATTGTACACCTTAGGGCTTAGATCTAAATGACCACACAAGTAATTATGTGGTCCCAATGACCTGGCCCACATCGTCTTCCCTGTTCTACTGTCACCCTCTATGACTATACTCATGGGTCTCAATGGCCGCGCAGCGGCACTGACGACATTCTCGGCAGCCCATTCGTCAAGTTCTTCTGGAACTTGATCGAAAGAAGAAGATAAAAAAGGAGAAATGTATTCCTCTATCGGGGGAGTAAAAATCCTATCTAAATTAGAATTTAAATTATGAAACTGTAATACAAAATCTTTAGGGGCCTTTTCCCTTAGTATATTGAGGGCCGAAGCTTTGGACCCTGAATTGATTGCCTCGGCATATGCGTCGTTGGCAGATTGGCAACCTCCTCTAGCCGATCTTCCATCGATCTGGAAAATTCCATGATCAAGGACGTCTCCGTCTTTTTCCATGTATGTTTTAACATCTGTTGAGCTTTTAGCTCCCTGAATGTTCGGATGGAAATGTGCTGATCGGGTTGGGGATGTGAGATCGAAGAATCTTTGGTTTTTACACTGGAATTTTCCTTCGAATTGGATGAGGACATGCAGGTGAGGAGTCCCATCTTCATGGAGTTCCCTGCAGATTCTGATGAATAATTTATTAATTGGTGTTTCTAGGGCTTTAATTTGGGAAAGTGCCTCTTCTTTAGTGAGAGAACAATGTGGGTATGTGAGGAAATAGTTCTTGGCATTTATTCTGAATTTATTAGGAGGAGCCATTGACTGGTCAATCGGTGTCTCTCAAACTTGGCTATGCAATCGGTGTCTGGGGTCTTATTTATATGTGGACACCAAATGGCATAATTGTAATTTAGTAAATGTAATTCAAAATTCAAAATCCAAAAGCGGCCATCCGTATAATATT